AACCCTGGAGAATATCTAGAGGACACTTATGATGCTAATTATTACGATCCTTCTTTACCAAATTAAAATAACACAATATGAATAAACCCAAGAAACTAACCACAACAGTACCACCTAAATCAGGCCCGCAGCCACAAGGCTTGAATATTAACTATAATACTGTTAAAACAATACGATTGGAGAAAATAAATGGCAGAGATAGACAAGTCGTTACCAAACGAAGTTAATCCCCTATTAACAGAGGACACAGAGCAAGAACCGATAGATGTTATGGAAGCTGGTGAACAATCAGTTCAAGGCCCTACTGAAATTATGGAAAATGAAGATGGTTCTGTGGATATTAATTTTGATCCATCGGCTATGAATTCTGAAGAAAGTAATAACCATTACGCAAACCTAGCAGATTTTATTGATGACACTGTGTTAGGAAGAATGGGAACAGAGCTTTATCAAAATTATCAAGATTATAAAAATTCTAGAAAAGATTGGGAAACTGCTTACAGACAAGGATTAGATTTATTAGGATTCAAATACGAAAAAAGAACCGAACCTTTCCAAGGTGCGTCAGGTGCAACTCACCCCGTATTAGCGGAAGCAGTGACTCAGTTTCAAGCTTTGGCGTACAAAGAATTATTACCAGCAGATGGACCGGTACGAACACAAATTTTAGGAAACCCAACTACTGAAAAAGAACAACAAGCCAAACGTGTTAAAGATTTTATGAATTATCAAATTATGGATCAGATGAAAGAATATGAACCAGAATTTGATACCATGTTATTTCATTTACCATTAGCAGGTTCTTCTTTTAAAAAAGTATACTATGATGAAATAGAAGGAAGAGCGGTTTCTAAATTTGTACCTGCAGATGATTTAGTAGTTCCTTATTCAGCAACTTCTTTAGATGATGCAGAAGCAATTGTTCATACTATTAAGATTTCTGAAAATGAATTACGTAAACAACAAGTTGCAGGATTCTACAGAGACATTGAATTACAACCAGGTGATGAAAAACAAACAGACATTGAACGTAAGGAAAGAGAATTAGAAGGAATTTCAAAATCTAATTACGAAGATATGTATACTTTATTAGAGTTTCATATTAATTTAGATATTGAAGGTTTTGAAGATGTAAATCCTACTACAGGAGAACAAACAGGAATTAAACTTCCTTACATTGTGACTGTAGAAGAAAACTCTAGAGAAATTTTATCGATCAAACGAAACTATGAAATAGGAGATCCTAAAAAAGCTAAGATACAATATTTTGTACACTTTAAATTTTTACCAGGTTTAGGTTTTTATGGTTTTGGATTAATTCACATGATTGGTGGATTATCAAGAACAGCAACAGCTGCCTTACGACAATTATTAGATGCTGGAACACTTTCTAACTTACCAGCTGGATTCAAGCAACGAGGAATACGAATTCGAGATGACGCACAAGCTATCCAACCAGGAGAATTTAGAGATGTAGATGCACCTGGTGGAAACATTAGAGATTCGTTCATGATGCTTCCTTTTAAAGAACCTTCACAAACGTTGTTAGGTCTTATGGGTGTCGTTGTTCAAGCTGGTCAGCGCTTTGCTTCAATAGCTGACATGCAAGTGGGAGATGGGAATCAACAAGCGGCCGTGGGAACGACAGTTGCGCTGTTGGAAAGAGGAAGCAGAACGATGTCCGCTATCCACAAAAGAATTTACGCAGCATTAAAACAAGAATTCAAATTATTAGCTAGAGTATTTAAATTATATCTACCACAAGAATATCCATACGATGTAGTAGGAGCAGAAAAAACAATTAAACAATCTGACTTTGATGACAGAGTAGATATTTTACCTGTTGCAGATCCAAATATTTTTTCACAAACACAACGTATTTCTTTGGCTCAAACAGAATTACAATTAGCAGCATCGAATCCACAAATTCATAATCAATATGAAGTATACCGAAATATGTATGAAGCATTAGGTGTAAAAGATATTGATAAAATACTTATTCGACCACAACCCCCACAACCAAAGGACCCAGCATTAGAACATATTGACTCTCTTGCTGGGAAACCATTCCAAGCATTCCCTGGACAAGATCATAGAGCACACATGACAGCTCACTTAAATTTTATGGCAACTAACTTGGCAAGAAATGCTCCTGTGGTTATGGCAGCATTAGAGAAAAATATTTTTGAACACATTTCATTAATGGGTCAAGAACAAGTGGAAATAGAATTCCAAAATGAAATGCAACAATTACAACAAATGCAAATGGCAGCTCAACAAAATCCACAAGTAGCTCAACAAATGCAAATTCAAACAAGAATGTTGTCAGAAAAAATTGAATCGAGAAAAGCTGTATTGATTGCAGAAGCTATGGAAGAGTTTATGAAGGAAGAACAAAAAATTACCTCTCAATTTGACAATGATCCGATTGCAAAATTAAAAGCAAGAGAATTAGATTTACAAGCTCAAGAAAATGAACGTAAGAAAAAATCAGATCAAGATAGAGTGAACATTGATAAGATGAAAGCTATGATGAATCAAATGACAGATCAACAAAAACTTGATCAAAATGAAGAATTAGCAAAACTAAGAGCTAATACGTCGTTAGAAAAAACAGTTTTAGCGGCGCAACTTAAAAATAGGAACCCACAATAATGAAAAAAATGAGCAAAGGACAGAAAAAAGTAGGAAAAGTCATGAAAGAGTTCAAAGCGGGCAAACTTCATAGTGGAAAATCAGGAAAAATTGTAAAAAATCCAAAACAAGCTATTGCAATTGCTTTATCAGAAGCTAAAATGAGTAAAAAAGGAAAAAAATAATGAAAAAATACAAAAAATCAAAAAGCAAAGATTCTAAAATAGAAACTTGTGGACATGTTGTGCCTGTTGAGATGACAAAACCAAATGAATCTCAAAAAGTTACTGTTAAAGGAACTGGCAAAGCTAGAAAACAGACAGCTACTTGGTACTAAGTTATGTTTCCATGGAGTTTATTAGGCTCTGGAATCAAGGCCGCAGTAGAAATCTACTCTAATAAGAAAAAATCTGAAATTGCTATGTCAGAAGCAGCATTACTACATGCTGAGAAGATGAAGCGTGGTGAAATTGAATATTCTGGTAAAATTTTTGAAACACAAAAAGGAGACTGGAAAGATGAGTTCATACTTTTGACGTTGTCATCACCTCTATTTTTATTAGCGTACTCTGTATTTGCAGAAGATGAAAAAATTTCTAAAAAACTTGACATCTATTTTGATAAATTAGAATCTATGCCATGGTGGGTGGTCGGTCTTTGGATTTCAGTAGTTGCTGCTGTATATGGAATTAAAGCAACAGATATTATCAACACTAAAAAAGGAAAATAACATGCTAAACAAACTAAAAAAATTTATTTGTAAAGTCTTGAAAATTATACCATGTGTGTGTAAACATGACTGTAATTGTAAAAAGGAGAATAAATAATGAAAAAGAAAATGATCAAAGAGTATGGCGGAAAAGAAAAATATAAATCTAAATCTGCTATGATGAAACATGAAAAATCAGAATCCAAAGCTATGGAGAAAAAAGAAAAAATGCACAGAATGCCAAATGGCAAAATGATGAAAGGTGCAAAACATAAAGGTAAAAAATAATGGCTAGTAAAAATAAACCAGGACTTTGGGCAAACATTAATAGAAGAAAAAAATTAGGTATCTCAAGACCTAAATCTAAATCTACTATTTCTGCAAAAGCTTATGCTAACATGAAAAAAGGTTTCCCTAAAAAGAAAAAATAATGGCAGGCATAGGAATACATAAACGAGGTTGTGGAAGAGTTATGAAGGCAAGAGGAGGATCAGTATCTCCTGCTTGGCAACGTAAAGAAGGTAAATCCGAATCAGGTGGATTGAATAGAAAAGGAATAGCTTCTTATAGAGCAGCTAATCCTGGTTCTAAACTTTCCATGGCGGTTACCACTAAACCTTCAAAATTAAAGAAAGGTTCTAAGGCTGCAAATCGTAGAAAAAGTTTCTGCGCCCGCATGAGCGGAATGAAGAAGAGACTTACATCAGCAAAAACTGCTAATGACCCAAATTCTAGGATTAATAAAAGTCTTAGAAAATGGAATTGTTAATGGATGCAGTTGAATTTTTAACTAAATTACGAAAACTTATAAGAGGATCCTACCAACAAATAGGAGACAATATGATCTCTGGTGGTGTTGACAATATGGAGAAATATAAGTATTTGTTAGGTCAGGCGCATGCCTACCAATATATAGATCAGGAAATCTCTAACCTGCTAAACCCAAAGGAGCAAAAAAATGAAAGACCAAACAATGACGTCAACGTCATCAAATTCGAATCAAGAAATTCCGAAGATTAAAACCGGATTACTTGATAAGTATAAAGAAGAGCCACAAGTAAAAGAAGCAAAACGATTAGATCCAGAAAATATTCAAGGAGTCGTAGATGATTTACCTGAACCATCTGGATGGAGATTATTAGTTCTACCTTTTACACCCAAAGAAAAAACATCAGGCGGAATTATTATTGCCCAAGAATCTTTAGACAAAGCAAGAATCGCAACTAACTGCGGTTATGTATTAAAGATGGGGCCACTTGCATATATGGACAAAGAAAAATTTCAAACTGGTCCATGGTGCAAAAAAGGAGATTGGGTGATCTTTGCAAGATATGCAGGATCACGTTTACCAATAGAAGGCGGAGAGATTCGTCTTCTCAACGACGACGAAGTTTTAGGAACGATTAAAGATCCTGAAGCTGTGTTGCATTACATTTAACATAGGAGGAGACTATGCAAGAAGATAAGAAGGTACCTATGGTGGAAATAGATACTTCTGGTCCAGGAGCAGACATCGAATTAAACGATGACTCTTCACAGCAAGAAACAGTTGCTGCGGAACAAGAAGTAAAAGAAACACCAGAAGTAAAAGAAGACCCTAGCGCCTCGCCACAAGTAGCGAGCGACGAGAAGCAGGAAGCTAAAGAAGCAGTGCCTGCAGAACAGAAAGACGAATTAGAAACATACAGTAAAGATGTACAAAGACGAATTGCTAAACTAACTAAAA